TATTCAGTTGCATAAGGTAAATCAAATACACCTGTGTCAATGTAAGAAGTTCTAGCTAATGATGATGTTGTCCAACAGTTTTCTCCGTAGTTATAAGTAACACATCTATTAATTTGTTGAGATCCAAACTCAGGATAAAACCAATTAATTTCATTATACAATGTATTATGCTCTGCATAAACTAATTGATTAGAACTATAATTTAAACCTAGATTATCTCCAGTTGTGGTAAATACAAAGTCTTCAACTAAACAAGGAATAGATTTTACAGTACCATCAAACATAAAAAATCCACCTTCACCTGACATCCAAAACACAATACCATTAGAATAACTAAGTGCGTTTTGTCCAATCAATCCACAGTTAGTACCCACTTGTCTAACACTAAATGTAAAAGGGGGTCCAACATATTGAATGACATATGCAGATGAATCCGTTAATACTAATGTGTAATCTTTACCAGACACAGCACCTATAATCTCATTTCCTTTATCTAATCTAAATGTTCCTGCTGTATTAGTTGCTGTTGGAGTATAAGTATTAAAATCTTCTTGATTAGAAAATCTAATAAACATTGGATCTTGTGTAGTACTATCTCCAATTGTAGTTTCTGTTCCAAAATGAAATACATGTCTATCTCTATCTGATACTTGAGTTAATCTTGTTTTAGTAGGAGCACCAGACATAACGGTTGCTCTGTTTGCTCTAGGAGTCGCTGCTCCTGCGTTCCATGTAAATGTTTTACCATTGTGAATAGTTGCAACAAGTATTTGACCAAAATTATCTAGACTCCAGAGCCCTGGATCCAGAACCACGTTACTAGTTGCACTTGCAGTTCCCCATGTACCTGAACTCCATGTGTCTGTACCCCAACCTAAACCTGCGGTTTGAAATGTTGGACCAACTATTTCATATGGATCAATTTGTGCTGAACCAGTTCCAGATGTAGTTCCAGCTGAGTTAGATGGCATAATAATTTCAAATGTATCTGCAGTTTTATTTCTTACTTCAAAAGTATTTTCTGTAAAATCAGTTGTTGCATAACCTGAACCTGTTGGAACCGTAACAGATGAAAATGTTACATATCTTCCATCTAATAATCCATGTGCTGTTTTATTTACCGTAACTGTAGCAGAACCTGATGTTGCATCAAAATCAGCTCCTGTAATAGCGCCATCGGGATCTAAAGGACTTATATCAAAAAACTCACCTGCATAATATAAAAACAAACCTTGTGAAGTTCCTATTGCTACATATTTTTCACCATTTATAGCTGCAAAAGCATGTTGTGCTCTTGCTACACCAGGCAATGTATTATTAGAGTTAGTAAGTTGTGACCATCCACCTATTTTTTCAGGGAGTCCATATCTAAATCTAACAAAATCGCCATCAACCCATTGAGACTCAGCTCCTGAATCTGTGACCATTTTGTTAAAACCAGGTTTAAAATTAAGTTTTTGTAGCATAATATATTATAAAGGAGACAGGGGGTATGTGGTGGTGCCCTGCCTCCATCATAATATACTACCTTTTAAACCAAGATGGAAGACCTAAATGCGGTCTTTTATCAAACATATTTTCTTTGGATCCAGGAGTCTTTTGATTATTATAATGTAAAAAAACTTGAACACATTCTTTGCCTTTAAATTTATTTCTCCAATGCTCTAATTCACAACCAGAATAAACCAACATATCTCCTGGTTTTAAATCTACTTTAATACCTTTGTCTTTTGTTGGATAATATTTTTGAACACCATGTACGCCAAAATTAGGACCAAAAACGTATCCAGCTTCAGGATTAGGATTTAAATATATTGGCCAAGGATCACCACCTAAATTCATAGTGGTTGATATCTCACAACTAAATCTATCTTTGTGTCTTTTTAAAATATCACCTTTTTTATATATTCTAGCATATGTGTAAGAGGGGTATAACTTTGATCCTGTTATTTCTTCTATTTTAGGAAGACATTTTAATAATAATGTTTCCATAGCAATATTAGAATACTGACTATATGTATTTGGTATCTGTTCATCGCTGCCCTCATAGTGACCTATAATTTTTTCAAATGGTGAAATGTATCCAGCTTCTCTGCAAGTATCATAAACTTGTTTTTGCATGCTAAAATAATTTGCAACAAAAACTGCTAAGTCTTTTGATATTGCTTGACGGATAACTGTATACTTTTTATTTTTAAACATCTTTAGCCATTTCTTTTGGTACAGCTTGTATATTCCAATGTATGAATCTAAATGGTTCTATTCCATGATCAACTACAAATTCATGTTCTAAAAATCCAGGAAATATAATTAATGTTCCTGGTTTAGGTTTAAAATTTATAATTTCTGTACCACCCCACACACCTTTTTGATCTTTCATTTTTAATTTAGTTGCACGTGCTCCTGTTCTTGGATCATGAAATATTGGATAAGATGTTTTATCACTACATTTTAAAAAGTAAAAACCGGATACATGTTGATTCCAATGAATGTGTGCTGAATGATAGCCACCACCTTTTTTAGAAAACTCTTGTACCCACATTTCACTAAACATAGTAGTATAGAGCGACATGTCATAACCTTGGTGGTCTAAATATTCCCAAGATTTTAAACCTATATAAGTTCTAAAATCTAAAAAATCATTGTCATTTGTTAATGATGTTGAATGATAACTTCTTCCAAAATCTCCATTTTCTTTTATATATTTTTTCGCTTCTGGAAAATTTCTAGCAGCTTTAATATGTTTGTTAGAAGCTTTGTTTAATGATTTTACAAACTCTGGTTTGTGTTCGCTCCAAATAGTTGTATTAAAATAATTATTTATAAACATGTTATTTAAATGGATATCCAAGGTTCCACATTACCAATGAATATCTTACTCCTTTCGTTACTGGTTTAACTCTATGCCACACAAATGATGGAAATACAATAATAGATCCTTTAGGTAAAATCTCTTTTGCTTTTTTTAAATGTTTAGTTTCTTCTCTCATGTGTGGATCATAGTTTCTAAAATCAAATTCTAGTTCCCCACCTTCATATTCAGATCCATCCGTTAACTGACAAGTCATTGATAGTTTTCTAATTTTACCTTTGTCAGGTCCTTCTTTTTCATAAGGTTTGTCCCAACTATCACAATGCCAATCATAATATTGGTTTAGTTTATATTTTGTAAATTGCATAGACTCTGATCTATCCCATTCAAAATTCCAACCAGCATCTCTATTTGCTTTATGGATATAAGGATGAAGTTCTTTATAAATCCAAGCATCATTTAACCAAACTAAATCAGAGTTCCTCTTACGTTTCATGTCTTTAATTTCATTTTTAGTAAGTTTTTTATTGCCATAACCTCCTGTTAAAGCCATAGATTCAGATTTAGATAAACCATATCTAATAATATCATCACAAATTTTAGGTGGTACTGCAGCTTTAAAATACCAATAGTAATTATGTATATTCATGAATAATTAAAGTTTATTACAACTCTTCTTTTTTCATCTGTACAAGATGATCCTGTATGTTTTAAAGTTGAATCAAATTCAACATATTTATTTTCTTCACTTTTAATTTTTTTACCATTTTCAAATTTAGTATATCCATTACTATTATCTAAATATAAAATACCTGTTGTACCAATATCTTGATCTGTATGTAATCCATATTCAACAATTTTATTAGTTTGAGTTAATAGATTAGCTTTTACTCTGTTTATTTTTTTATATTTTATTTTTTCTAAAACTGGTACCATTATATTTTGCCATTCTCCCCAACAAACATAATTACTATTTTTTATAAATGTAAAAGTAAATTGAAAATTATCTTTTTTTTCAAAATCATTTATAGCATCATTAAAATACCAAGGAAAATAATACCCCATCATATTATCTTTTAATTTTTTAAAAACTTTTTTTGGTAAAAAATTTTTATATATATTCATAAGTTATTGTTTGAACAAAGTTCAAAGAATCTTTCTGTGTATTTTTTATGTAATACATGTTTGTTGATGGAAACATAATAAACATATTGTTTTTAAGTTCTATATCCCAAGATCTTCCTTTTCTTCTATTATCATCATAGTAAATTCTCACCATACAGTTATTAGTTTTTACACCATAAAGTAATGTGTAGTCTGGTGAATTTCTTAAATCGACTGGATCAATATGTAATAATGGAATTGTGGTTTCGCCGGGTTTATACATATTTCCCCACGTTTTTTTGTTAATTAAATTAAAATTATATTCGAGATTAACGTAATCTCGCATATATGTATTTAACATGTCCCAAGTTCGTGAAAACGGAAAATCTTTTTTTTGAATTTGTGATTGTAAAATGTCGCCTGATAATTTATCTCGGTCAATGTCCCAATTTTTAGGCATATCGACATTACCAAAATATAATGCTTGTTCTGCTAATACTTTCTTTTGCATACCACCACCAAGTATATGTTAAGCCAATGTATTTGTCAAATCCCAAGATTGTTCTTCTTCATTCCAAAAATAATCCCAAGAATGTGTAGCTGTTTCGTTTTGTGAAATTTGTTCAGCTGTAAATGAAGGAGCATCACCTATTGGTGATTTCCAACTTGCAGTTGTGATATCTTTTACCCAAGATGGGTAAGGTTTTTTAGGCCAAAAAATATTATTAGCTTCATCCCATTCATAACCTACACCTGCATAGTTTCCTCTAAATACTGTTCCACCTTGTTTGTGTTGATTACTAGATGTATTGTAAGATGTTTGAATCCACATTTGTGCCGGCCAATTATTGTGTTGCTCTAAATATTGTTGACCTACTGTTTCGTCTTCAACACCGTCAGAGTTTAACATATTAGCATTATCAAGTGTTAACACTTGAATAACTTTATTGTTTGGTCCTAGTTTTGCAAAATGTGCCATAATATTCTCCTATTGATATTGATACCTAATTACTACTATACCAGATCCACCTGCTCCACCACCAGCATTTCCACCTCGACCACCGCCTCCACCGCCACCTGCACGATTAGCCAATCCAGCAGTACCAGGGTATCCATTATCTCCTCCATCACCTGCACCGCATGAACCATCTGTTCCTGGTCCTGTACCATTTCCACCACCACTTCCTCCACCACCTGATCTTCCTACCGGTGTGTTTGTTATAAAAGAAGTTGCACCTGCACCCGATGCACCTATACCATTACTTGGTTGAAATGGTTGTCCGGCTGCAGTTGCACCACCACCGCCTCCATTAACAAAAGGGGCAGGTTTTCTTCCATCACCACCAGGATTTCCTTGTGGGGGACTAACAGGAGGAGTATTTCCTGCACCACCAGTAAAAGCATCGCACCAACTTCCTCCACCACCTGATCCTCCAGATCCTGCGGCAGGTAGTGATGATCCATAACCTCCACCTGTTGATGTAATTGTACTAAAAATTGAATTTGAACCCTGACTACCAGCACTTATGCCTGGACCACCAGCACCTCCGCCTCCAACTGTTATTGGATAACCTGTAATTGAAACAGGTAATGCAGAAACACCTGATCCTAAAGGTGATATTGAATAACAACCTGAATCAGCACCACTAGATTCTCTGTAACCACCAGCACCACCACCAGAAGCACCTGCGTTACCCCAGTTTGCTGCACCTCCGCCTCCACCTCCGCCTGCTGCAACTAAATAATCTACAGTAGAAGGGCCACCACCTGGATTACCTAAAGCAGTTACGGTAAATGTTCCTGGACTTGTGAAAGTGTGAATTTTATAATTTCCGCTTGTGGTTACTGTTCCACCGGTTGCTGCAATAAATGATGGAGGTAATCCAATATCATCTGAACCAGAATCTGCAGCGATCCAACCTTGTGTTGCATCAACATATATTAAAGTAAAACTTTGATTGTTTGTAGAAAGAGCTCTATCTGCAGGATTACCATCTAAATTAGATCCATTTCTACCGATTGTGCAATTGTTTGTTTCAAAAGTTCCTGCGTAATCTTTTAAAGCTACTTGATCTCCTGCTGAGGGAGAAGCCGGTAAAGTCATTGTTATTGCTGTTGATGTAGTATTTATAAAATATCCATTACCAGCAACTGCTGTAAAATTTGCTGTTTTAGCTGTTGTGTCCCAACTTAATACGGCAAGGTTTTGAAATTGACCTTGATCGATCATTGTAGTTCCACATGAAATAACACCCATTATGAATCTCCTTTTATCTTAGATAAATTAATTTTAAATTTTTCTCCAGATATATTATTTAACATAAATATATCATCTTTTCCCTCTTGTAAAGTCCAATTTCCTTTGGTTCCATCTACAACATTTCCTTGTTTTTTAGCTTGGTTTGATAAATGTAAATCTCCAGTATATAAATTCTGCCAAACAGCAACTGTAGTACCTAAATCATAGGTATCATTTGCCCCAGGAATAAT